GTATTACTAGGAAAATATAAATGGCTAAATTTACAGATATAACCGGATTTGAACACTCAGATAGATCAGAAAACCCTAATGTAAAAGAGTTTCCTCAAATTGACATTCAATTTAGTTATGATATGCCTGATAAATATCTATATCAAACAACTAATAAAGGATTAGTAGGTACACATAACTATAGAGGCCCAGATCATTTATGGGTGTTTATGGATAAGGTAACTAACAAGCGTTCTGGATCACCAGGGCCTTGGGGTATTGAAGATGATTATGTACCACCAGCACACACTTATAAAGTATTAATTGATTGTGTTGAAAATCCATTACTCTGTGAATTATTTGAGCCAGATATTGATCTACTATTAATCGAAGGTAGAGAGCAAACTATTGAAGACTTGCCTGTAATTAATTCAGTTACTAGTAAACCATTTCAGCATATACAACCAAAAGTTCCAACTCCTGATCATACATACGAAGTTACAGATATAGAATTTAATCCAACTGGACACGATCCTAAAACAGGAACAGGCGGAACTTGGATAACTCCATTTCCATTTAAAAAACCGCACGTTAGTTGGTATTCATTAAAATGTACACGTCATTCTCGATTAATGGCATGTGATCATAAAATTCAAGATGATACACCAGCGGCATTAAAAAAAGCGTGGGAAGATTATAGACAAGAATTAAGAGTTCTTCCTGAAACTTACGGTGTGGCATTTACAGTTGAAGTTACAGCTCAAGGTAGTGGGTATAAAGTAGATGATAAATTTGTTGTTGATAAATCAGTATTTGGATTTAGCGATGATGATTTAGGAACACCAGACGATATTAGTCAACCAATGGGATGGCGACCAGGATTTGATCATTATGACATGAGTAATGTACATACAGGTAGTCCTGAAGGAACAGAATCCGGTGATAATCCAACAAGTCCAGAAGGTATAATTAACGAAGGTAGTTTTGGACCGTTGGGATTAACTGAAAAACCAACACTTGATGTTACTATTATTGTTACATCTGTTACAGCTACTGGTAAGATTAGTGGTGTAAGAACACGTAATGCCTTTAATGCTAGACATATTTTTGAAGCACAAACACATACTGATGTGGCAAATACAGCAACTACTGATGCTGGTACTGGTGCAAAATTTAAATTATCCAAAGTAGTACGTTGGGATCCATGGAAATGTAGACTTCCTTTAGCACCTGATGATCCGCCAGCACAATTTGAAGGTCAAATTGGACGTTATAAAACTGAAGCTGAGCGTAATGATCCATCAGATGGACACATTATGGATAATATATATGATCCAGTTCAAGGTTGCTTTATTCCGCCAGAATTAGGTGGAAATTACATGGCCAAAGACTTAACTAGACTTAACCTAAGTACAGACGGAACGTCATTTGATGACGGTGATGTTGACGGATTAGCGGCGGCGCCAGCCAGCCCTGCAGGTAAGACTAGAGTAGCTGGAACAGTTACAGCCAGAAAACAATCCTCTTAATATAAAATTCTTTAAATATCTTGCGTAACACTTATATTATTAAGTGCGAATAAATGCAAGAGGATAAAGGATGTCTAATAACAGAAATACAGCTATTTTTATAAATGGTGGCGCCGGGCGAGTAATTGCGTCAATCCCTGCTTTAGAATTGTTTGCAACAGAAAATCCAGACGACGATTTTATTATTGTTTGTGAAGGTGGCACTGATTTCTACAAAGGCCACCCTGTTCTACATGCTAAAGCATACGATAATTGGCACAAAAATCTATTCCAAGAAAAATTAATTAACATGAATTTATGTACACCTGAACCTTATAGGGTTTGGGAGTATTATAATCAAAAATGTAGTATTGCTCAAGCATACGATATTGGCATTAATAATAAAGGATTAAGAGATCTTCCAAGACCAGTCCTAAGACTTAATCGTCAAGAAATGATGTTTGGTGAAAAAGTAGTTAACGAAGTTAAAGAAAAATGTAAAAAGAAACAAGCAATAGTATTCCAACCATATGGTCGAATGATTCAAAACGAAAATGGAATGGTTTCAGACGGAAGTGGACGTAGTTTTGAAGCCGAAAATGCTGTTAATATTATTAGAAAACTTTCTAAAAAATATGCAGTTATACATATGGCTGAATTTCAAATGGAATTTCAAAAACATAACGTCGAAGAACCTGTAGCATCTCCAATGGGTGCTGATTTAAGAGCTTGGGCTGGTATTATTTTAGCGGCTGATTACTTTTTAGGATGTGATAGTGCTGGTCAACATATAGTTCATGCACTAGATAAAAAAGCTACAGTTGTTATAGGCTCAACTTTTGCTGTTAATGTTTCTTATCCAACCGATGAGAATATAGATATTTTAGATATGGGTGAAACTAAAAGAGTATATTCTCCAATTCGTATTACTACTGATGAATGGTCTGATAGAGTTAATGATGGTATTATGCAAATGAATGACAAAATTGAAGATGTCATTATCGAATCTATTGAAAAAGGAATAAAAGGTAAAAAACAAGATAAAAAGGGCAAGTAGCATGAAGCGAGTCTTTGCGTTTGGTTGCTCTTTTACATACTATGCTTGGCCATCATATGCTGACTATTTAGGTTATGAATTTAATTCATACTCTAATTGGGCTCATCCAGGACTCGGCAACAAAGCTATAGCAGAACGTGTAGCAGAGTGTCATATAAAAAATAATTTTACTAAAGATGATATTATATTAGTACAATGGTCTAGTCATATGCGTAATGACTGGCACACGTTTAATCCTTTATTGTTTAACAAGGATAGTTTTTTACACTCTTGGTTTAAGGATACAAATAAGATAGGATGGAAAACCCAAGGTAGTATTTTTAGTCAAGGCAATAGTTCAATATATGACAATGAGTGGATTAAGAGATTTTGGGATGAACGAAGTTATTTTATGCATACAATGAATCAAATAACACTTACACAAGGATTGTTAGAGTCAACAGGATGTACTTGGAGAATGACATCAATTGGTGAGTTAGACAAATGCGGAACTGATTTTCCTTATCATCCCGACCACGGAGAAAGCCATAAACCAGGAAGATTGTCTATGTGGGAGCGTGAGCCTGCGTTGAAGTGCTATCAAACAGTATTCGACAACTATAAAGAGAACTGGATGTCTCCTATAGGATTGTATACGTGGGATAATCCAGATGATGCATATTGGTTCCAAAGTCCTGATGATAAAGAGCCATGGTTAGAATTGCATCCTAGTCATGTACATCATTATAATTATTTAAATGACATTGTACGTCCTAGTTTAGGAATAGAAAAAGAAAACTGTAATAAACAAAACGATTTATATAACCAATTAAGTCAATTTAGAAAAGAACATAAAGATCTTTTTGGTTTTGAACAACGAATATTAGATGAATTAGTCGATATTAATACAGGATATGAAGGATTTTAAAATATGAATAAACCGGTTTGGATTGCAGGAATAGCCAGAGGACACAATGCTGGAGTATGTCTATTAAAAGATGGTGAAGTTATATTTGCTATAGAAGAAGAACGTTTAACAAGACAAAAATATGACGGTGCTCCTTATGCCGCTATTGTGAAAATTTTAGAATATACAGATAAACTTGATTATCTGATTGTAGCTCATACACAATCATTACAATCATCAGCAGGAAAAATTGACTTTAGTGGTGACGATCCATATACTGGATTAGCAAGAAAGTTAGGACTAATTCAACGTGGACACAATTCATATGCAGAAAGCCATCCGCAAGTTATTGATCTAAGTCATATTCATCATAAATTACATGCCGCTTGTGCATTTTATCGTAGTGGATTTGATTCTGCAGTTGCACTTGTAGTTGACGGTGCTGGAACCTTTCTTGACTTTCGTATTAATAACGAAGTAATGACATGTTGGGAAACTGAAAGTATTTTTGATTGTGAGTATCCAGAAACATTTAAAACATTTTATAAACATGTGGGCGTTAGAGGTCCAATGATAGGCAATAAAATAATAGAATTCTCTAGCGAAATGTTTGATGAACCTGCAGATGCTACACATATTTTACACATCTCAGAAAATGCTGGTATTACAAAAGCATATGAGGCTGTTACAGAATATTGTGGATTTCAATTTATTGAAGCAGGAAAAACAATGGGATTATTTCCTTACGGGAAAGAAAACTCCAAGTGTCCGAAAATATTTAGAGATGATACAATTTACCCTATAGCAGATAGACAAGTTATTATACCTGATTATCCAAATGGTGCTCATGTTAACTATAATATGTTTACTGAACTTGCAAAAGGCGACGTTACAAGAGATGAACAAATCGATATTACAGAATATCAAAATCGTAGAGACTTTGCTTATTCTATACAAACACAAACACAAGACGAAGTTGTAAAACTTATTAAAGAATCTGTTAAATTAAGCGGCAAAAAGAAAGTTGTAATTAGCGGTGGGTATGGATTAAATTGTGTTGCAAATTATCATTATTTAGAAGCACTTAAAGATGAAGATATTGAAATTTATGTTGAACCAGTTTCAAATGATGCTGGCACGGCAATGGGTGCGGCATTACTATGGCATAGAAAGTTAACTGGTGATACTACTGTTAACCCACAAGTTGAAACATTATATGAAGGTCCAGAATATAACTATTCCGTAGATCAAATACATGAAGTTGCAAAAAAATATAATGCTGATGTAAAAACAGCAACAATTGACGATGCTGTAACATTATTAACAGATAGAAAAATTGTAACACTATTTCAAGGAAGAAGTGAGAACGGTCCAAGAGCATTAGGAAATAGAACTATTATGTATGACCCGTCAGATCCTAATGGTAAGGACCATGTAAATGAAGTAAAACATAGAGAATATTTTAGACCATTTGCAGGAACAATTTTAGAAGAAGATGTTCATGAATGGTTTGATTTGCGTGGAATGGAATCATCACCAACTATGATGTATGCTGTAAATTGTCAGGATGGTATTGCTGAACGAATTCCTGCAATTATTCATGTAGATGGAACTTGTAGAATTCAAACAGTAAATGAAAAACAAAATCCCCATTATTATAATATTATTAAAGCCTTTAAGGAAAAAACAGGTATTTCTATAGTGTTTAATACTAGCTTTAATTTAGCTGGCGAGCCATTAGTTGAAACACTAGATGATGCTGTTAGGACCCTTGCAAATAGTGATATTGAATACTTATTCCTGCCTGAATATAACAAATTAATCACCGTATCAAACTATTAAGCAAAATATAGATATTCTTGGAACCCGTGTTTTTAGGTAAATACATAAAACAAAGAGGATTAGAATGTTTGATATTAGCAAATACTTCCGCAAAGGAGCCAATAATTCAATTGAATTTAAAAACGGCGCCAACCTTAGCTATTCTGGACCATCAGCTACTCTAGTTGAAAGTGGTACAGAAATAGATCGTTGGTATGTGGGCGAATTTATGGGTGCCGAATATACAATAGCCTGCGATGTTTCTACAATACGTAAAGAAATAATAAAGGCGCTTTGTACAGCAAGTCCAGAAAAAGCTAACATTATGGTTTATGGCCGAAGCAATTTAGGTCATGATTTACTCCGACTAGAAGTAGTAGTTACAGATTCATATTTTAGTTTAGTTGCATATCCTAGAGAACAAGACGACTCCACAGTAATTGCAGGAGCTAAGGTAATTTATAGTGCGAATTACTACAAAACACAGAACGAAGCCACGGCTACATGATGTCGATAAATACATACGGAGCCAATAAATGAGTGTAACTAAATCACCCTTTGAAGCACAAGCAGGATACAAAAGCCCAGGATTTACTGTAGATGAGCTAGGTAATGTAACTGTTCGTACTTTAACATATACTGCACAAGAAGAAGCATCAGTTAGTGGTGACTTTATTGTAAGAGAAAATGGCGGAAACTTTACTGTTGATGGATATGTTATTGACGGTACTGAAACTTTAGATACTAATCCAGGTGTAGCTGTAGTAAGAGGACAAGCATATACATTTACTATTTTATTAAGAGTCGGTGGCATTGGATCACTTACATTAAATGTATTCCAAGACGATAGTGGTAGTCCAGGCGGTCCTAAAGTACCTTATAATGATGGCTTATCTTGGACATCAGTTGACGGAAATACAACATTAACTGAAGGTGATGCACAAGGACAGTATGCTGGCAAAACACTTTTTACAGTTCCTGCAAATGCGCCAAGTATATTATATTACGGAGACGGCGACGGAAGTCCAAGAGGTTCTATAGCAGTTACAGATCCAACAATTTCAGGTATTGGATCTTTTAGTAGTATTCTTACTACAGGAAATTTAACTGCACAAGGTGAAAATGCTACAGTAACATTGGCACCAACTGGTAGTTCAGGAACAGTTGTTATTAATCCAACCAATGGTGGTACATTAAGTAACATGGATGTTAATGCATTAAAATTAACATCATCAGATAATGTGTCATTAGCTGGAGCAAATTCTATAATAACAATTAAACCTACAGGAACAGGAACAGTTGAAGTGCATCCTAATACAAGTGGTAAGTTAGACAATGTTGTTATAGGATCAACTACTGCTCAAAACGGAGCCTTTTTAGACTTAAAATCTACGTCAGGAACGTTAAATAACACAGTGATAGGAGATGTTACTCCTACAGCAGGAAATTTTACAGTAGCTACTATGACAGCAACACCAGTAGGACCGAAACAGATAACTAATAAAAAGTATGTAGATACTACAGCATCGGCTTTAGCGATCGCACTAGGGGTATAACTTAAGATGGCAAAAACAAAAGTAGAACAATATGTATTTCAACCAGGTATCCCTGTTACAGATAACCGCTATGGCATGGCGCATGATCTTATTAAGAATAATGTTGAATTCATTTGTGATGAAACAGCGGCATGGATTGCTGAACAAGTTAAAATGGAGCCAACGTATCCAAATGCGTATGCACAGATAATAGCAAATAAAGAATTTGTAGCTGACGAAGTAATGGCTTGGTTTGATTCTACATATCCAGGAGTTCACACACCAGAAAGACATGAAAAATGTGAACGTGATACAAGATACAACATTGACGCAATTGCATATGATTTAAATACTGGTGGTAATTCTAAATGTATTGAATATGCAAAAAAATATTGGGAAGGTACTAATTCAAATCTTGCTAACTCAAGTGAACAAACGTATGCACTTGCTGTTAATAATAAAGTAGTAGAAATATTTAAAGATTATATCCTAAAAAATGTTGCATATACAACACAACAATCACCAATAGTTACTACACAAGATACAAGTAACCCAGTTGGCGAATCTTATGCAGTATACAGAGTAATAGAATTAAAAGATATTCTTAATGATGTTACTGAAAACGGATTAAGTGCAATACCGGCAGTAACTCCATCATGGGCAGGATACACTTATGATCCTGTACTTTGTGAAAGAGATACAAGATATAACTTACAAGGTACTGATAGTACAGGTGGTATACTTTTTGATTTAAGATATGGTGGTAATGAACAAACAAGATTTACTGCTAGTAAATATTGGATTAATTCAACTCCGCAAATTGACGGTAATAGAACACCTGAAATATTTGCTAAAAATTATGTACGTGATTTAATTAATAATTATATTTTAGCACAACCTACACAAGCACCAACATTTCCGTATGCATTAACATTAATTGATGCAAATAAAGAATTTATAGCTGATGAAGTTATGGCTTGGTTTGATAATACTTACCCAGGTGTTCATACAGCAGACAGACATGAAAAATGTGAACGTGATACTAAATTTAATATTGATGCAATTAGATCAGATTTATATACTGGTGGTAATCATCAATCCATTAAAATGGGAAACAAATATTTTACGGGAATAGCTACTTTATTAGGTAGCGGTGAACAAGCGTATGCACTTGCTGTTAACAATAAAGTACAAGATATTATTAATAATTATATTCTTACAAACACAGCATATTCAACTCAGCAAGTTCCAGTAGTTACTACACAAACTACAAATGCAAATAATGGAGAAGCTGGATGTACTTCTAGAATAGCAGATGCTGTTACTATTATTAATAATATTACTGAAAATGGTCCAGGCGTTGCACCAACTCCGGGATATACAAATGCAGGTTATACGCCTTTACAAACAACAACATCTCAATATTTTAATACAGCTAGTGTGGCAGAAAGTGCCGCGGCTGGTATTATAACAGATAGATTTAGTATTATTACTGACGTAGTTGAACATGGACTTGATAATGTTCCAGCTCTTGATAGAGCAGGAGTTAGTTCTATTAGATTACAAACTCGAGTACCAACAAATGACTTATTATTAATTACTGATACTACAGTTAATGAAGTCTTGTTTAACTTTACAGATCCAGAAAAAGGTGCTACTGTTAAGTTCCAAACAGACATGAATGCTCTCACTAAAAATGTTGACGATGATTTTCCAAAGTTTTTAGAAAGAACTGGTACAGTTACAACTATCTTTTTAGATGCAAACACAGATACTCCAACATATCATCCTAATGCACTTGTTCAATTAGAAGCAAATAAAGAATTCTTACAAAAAGAAGCTACTGCATGGATTGGTAATAATGTTTCAACAGCTACTACATATCCTTTTGCTAATGCATTGATAGTTGCTAACAAAGAATGGTTGGCTGACGAAGTAATGGCTTGGTTTGATATAACATATCCAGGCGTCCATGATACTGTACAGCATGAAAAATGTGAACGTGATACAAAATATAACATCGATGCAATTGCATATGACATCCTAAATGGAAGCAATTCTAAAACTATTGAGTACGCAAAAAGATATTGGGAAGGTGTAACTTCTAATCTTACTAATTCAGGTGAAGGATTTACAGCTACTACTGAGCAAGAAATATCATATGCTATTGCTGTTAATAATAAATTAAGAGATTTAATTATTAATAATGTACTTACAAATACAATGGCGACAACCGTACAAAGTCCTATTGTAACAGTACAATCTACTAATGCTAATGATGGTGAGACAAAAACACTTGGAAGAGTAACAGATCTAGTTGCAATATTTACTAGTGTTATACAAAGTGGAACATCAGTGTTACCAAATACTATTCCATCTTGGTCTGACTATACTTATAATGGACCAAAATGTGAAAGAGATGTAAAATATCAAATTGACGCTCTTAAGTATGATTTAAAATATGGCGGCAATCTTGAAACTTATAAAAATGCTGAAAAGTATTGGTATGGAGCAACACCGCAAATTGATGGTGATCGTTCACACGAAGTATATACTAAAGAATTTATATTACGATTAATTAATCATTATGTATTTAAAAACATTTTATGGCCTACATTACAAGCAGGTCCAGGGGCTGTCGCTCAGGTTACATGGTATACTGCGGCAGAGTTAGGTACATCAGATAGAACAAGTGAACTATTTAAAGTTGTTAATGATGTTATTACACATGGTACAAGTGTACTGCCTGTTAAAGATGAAAGACAAATATTTTCAGAAACAGATGATCTTCAAATATTTATTGACCAAGGTGAATTAAGAACTAGACCATACGACTTTGGTACTGATGCAATTGAACGTATGAGAGTTTCAAACTCAGTATCTATGCTTGATGCTGACTTTGAGTATGGATTACAACCTACGAAGTGGCAAGCGATTGCTACACAAAGAGGTTATCCATCAATTTATGAAGTACCAGGTACAGATAAACAAGTTAGTTCAGTTGTAACAGACGCTTCAAGTGGAACTGGTGGAATTGGTCAGTCATTAATTACTGTTACTACGATTGGCGCTCATAACTTAGAGTCAGGAACTCCAATTACACTTAAAGCATTAGAAAATTCAGTAGCAGGGGCAAGTAGAGCTGAAGGTTCATTTATTATTTCAACAACACCTACTATTAGTACATTTACATATTTTGCAAAATCAAAAGTTGGTACAGCTAACGGTGAAGTACTTTCAACATTTTATACACAATTACGAGAAGCAGGATTTTATACAGGAGCATCAATTGGTAATCCAACATTTACTATTGAATCACAAGGTGCCGCAGGAGTATTATATAATCCATTAGCGGTATTAAATGGGACAGATAAGATTACATGGACTGGAACACTTCCAGAAGTTGGTTCTCCGATGTTAGTTGAAGCTGGCATGGCTATTGCAATTTATACATACTCGGCGGCAGATGCTTTACGAACAGCAGGAACTTATAATAATATTGTTGGTACATCAGATAGCGTAGTTGCAGACTTAATTGTTCCAACAGTTAATATTGTAATTGACGGGACAGGTGCCGCAGTAGCAACTATTGTTACAGGTGGACGACGTAATGCAGTTAATGATACTATTACAGTTACAGATGCTAACTTAGGTAGTGGCGGAGCGGCGGCCTTAACATTCAAAATTCAAACAATAAACAATGGCGCCGGTATTCCAACTGGTGCACAGGTTACATCAGTACAAGGTACTGGTGGAACAATTGCAACACTTCAAACATCGTCAGATGTTGTTATTGGTTCTAACGTAATTCCAGTTACAAATACTGCAGGTGTATTAACTGGTATGGGACTTGATAGAGGTGACGGAACTGCGGTATTTGTAAGTAGTGTTGTTGGAAATAATATTAATTTAGATGGAAATACAACGAACACAATTATTGGTAATAATGTTACTTACACAGCATTATCAGGAACAAATGTTACAGGTGCAGGATTTAGTGGAACATTTGATATTGATAGAGCTAGTGGAAATTATACTGTAACTGTTAACAACGACGGCGATGATTATGAAACTGGAGATGTTATTATAGTTTTAGGTAATTCACTAGGTGGTACTACTCCTGAACATGATTGTAGAATTGAAATTACAGAAGCAGATACTAGCGGAGATATTGTTACTATCAATGCAACAGGAACAGCATTTGATGGAAATGCTAACTATATAGGATTAACAGGTACAAACGCTAATGGTGTTGGACTTGGAGCATTATTTGATATTTCATATACTAATAATGCATATAGTGTTAGTTTAGCACAACCAACTTATAATAATTCTACAGGAACGTTTACAGGTGGTGCTGGTACTGGAGCGTCTCTTGATGTTACTCTAACTAATAATGTTTATGCCATTGCATTAAATGCCGGCGATGCTAGTACAGGATTTATTGTTAATGATTATATTAAAATTGATGGATTAGCTTTAGGTGGAGCTTCTTCAACTAACGATGCGTTAGTTAAAGTTACAGGAGTTAGTGCTGGTGTTATAACGAGTATGACTATTACTGGTGTTGGATCTGATGCAAACGTTACATACACAGATGTTACATATACTACTTCAAGTATTGGTGGTACTACAGCGGCTATTAATATTTCTAGGGTAGGTACAGTTTATAGTGTAGCAGTACCAGGTGGTGGTTCAGGTTATGGAGTAGGTGATACATTAACTGTTTTAGGAACAGCCTTAGGCGGAGCAACACCGGGTAATGATGCAACTGTTACTGTAGCCACAGTTGATCCCGGCGGCGCAGGTACTATGCTAACAGCAACTATTATTGGTACAGCAATTAATACTCAAACATTTAGTAATGTAACTAATGGTGTAAATCAAATAGGTACTAATGGACAATTTAATGTTACTGTAAATTATAATAATACGTATTCAGCTGTACTTGGAGCAGTAGGTGGTGAGACATATAATGTTGATTCACAAGTAGTAATTGCAGGAACCACGTTAGGCGGAGCAACACCAACTAATGATGCAACTGTTACTGTAACTAGTGTAAATGCCGTAGGATTAATTACAGGATTTACTATAGCAGGAACATCAGCTGATGCAACATCTGGATATGTTGTTGGTGACTTATTAAAAATTACAGGATCAACATTAGGTGGTCTTAATACAACTAATGATGCAGAAGTTACGATTAGTTCAGTTACTGGAGGTGTAATTACTGGACTTTCAATTAGTGGTAGTGCCGCAGATGCAACAGCAACTTATTCTGGAGTAGCATATACTACAAATACAGCCAGCGGAACAACAGCAGATTTTACTATAACTAGATTAGATATAGCGTATTCGGCAATTATTAGTACCGCAGGAACGGGTTACTTAACAGGTGAAACATTTACAATTGACGGAGCAAACTTAGGGGGTGGATCTGGTACAAATGATTGTACAATTACAATTGCTACAGTTGGTGGCGGTGGTGAAATTTTAACTATTAATGTAACTGGTACAGCATTAGACCAAGCAAGTTATCCCGGAATTAGCCAGGTAGATGGTCAAGCAGTTATGACAGTTGGTGCAGGTGCTACTTGGAATGTAGTATTAAGTGGTGGCACTTATACACCAACAATTGCTAACGGTGGTACGCTTTATAATGCATCACAAACAATTAAAATTCTTGGTCCACAAGTAGGTGGTGCAAGTCCAACTAATGATGTAGAAATAACTATCCTTAGTGTTAATGCCACAGGCGCAATAGTTACATTTAGTCATAGTGGTACAGCACCTGGTGGTACAGCATCGTATACTGATATTGCCGGAACAAATTTAAATAATATAGGTACTAATGCTACATTTACAATAACACGTTCAACAGGGGTATATAGTACGCCGACAGTAGTTGCTGATGGTGAAAATTATCTTGCAGGAAACAAAATTAAAATTACAGGATCACAACTTGGTGGTGTAGATGCAACTAATGACATTATTATAACAGTTGGTGGAGTAACAACAGACGGAAGTATTACTGCTGTTACAGGATTAGGATCAGGAATTACAGGAACAGTTGTTCAAACTTATTCATCAGTCACTTTATCTGAATCGGTAACACAAGCATTAACGGCACAAAGTACTATTGCTTTTGCGGCGTTGGCTACTGTTAAAATTACATTTGCTACTGCACACGGATTAGTTCCAGGAGATTCATTTATTATTACTGTAGCTAGTGATAGTGGAACGAATAATCATACACTTTGTGAAGGACCATTTTTTGCACAGCAAGTTCCATCATTACTTACATTAAAATATCAATGTAGAGCACCAGGAACAATTGGTGATGTTGACGATATTGTTGCAAACATTTATCCAAGACCCGATTCGTTCTTTGTACATAGACCATATGATGGTGGTGTTATGTTAGGAACAGGTGGACCACAACACGGTGCACAGGCAATTAGACAGAGTAAAAAATATATTAGATACCAGTCTGGTAAAGGTATTATGTATACAACTGGTGCCTTATTTGCACCAAGTTATGATTTGCTTAACGTTACAGCAGAAGCAGTGACAATTGGATCATTTATTACTGTTACTACAGATGATGTAGACCACGGTCTACAAATTGGTGGAGTAATTAGATTACTTGGAATTGAAACTCCAGGATATAACGGAGATTATACGGTAGCATCTATTGTTTCAGAAAGACAATTTAAAGTTGTTGCTGATTTCAAACTAGGTAACACAACTCCAACATTAAGTCCAAGAGCACAAGTTTCGTTACTTACATGGCACGGTGCAACTGTACGTTCAGGAGCATTTGATGATCAGAACGGTATCTTTATGGAGTATGATGGAGAGAACTTTACTTGTGTACAACGTACTGCAACATTACAATTAGCAGGTACAGTAAGTGTTGCTGTTGATAGTAACTTATGTACAGGAGTTGGAACAAGATTTAGAGATCAACTTAAAGCAGGCGATAGAATTGTTATTAAAGGAATGACCCATGTTGTTTCTAATATTGCAAGTGATACAAGTATGTATCTTACACCTGACTTTCGTGGTGTAACTCCAGCGTCAGCGTGTAAAATATGTTTAGTTAGTGATAAGAAAACTAAACAAAACGAATTTAATAAAGATAAACTTGACGGTACAGGTAGTAGCGGATATATTATTGATGTGTCTAAGATGCAAATGATGGGAATCCAATACAGTTGGTACGGAGCAGGATTTATTGACTATATGTTGCGTGGTGACGATGGTAACTTTATTTTCTTCCATAGAATGAGAAATAGTAATATAAACACAGAAGCATTTATGCGTACTGGTAATATGCCAGTTAGATATGAAATTACTAACGAAGGTCCATCAGGAAAACTAGCGGCAGATATCGATTATGCACAAACTACTATTCCATTAGTAAATGCAAAATATTTTCCATTAGCTGGCACAATTATGATTGACGGTGAGATGATTAATTATACAGGTATTAATGGTGATACATTAACTGGAGCAACAAGGTCAGCACCGATGTCAAACTATGCATCAGGAGCCAACAGAACATATACAGCTGGAGAAGCCGAGGCACATACAGCAAAAACTGGTGTACCACTAATTAGTAATACTATATCACCGATTATATCACACTGGGGATCAGCGTTCTTAACAGACGGTGGCTTTGATAGTGATCGTGGTTACATTTTCTCATACGCATCAACTGGTAACGAAATTACTACAACAAGAAACACGGTGTTTATGCTTAGACTAGCACCAAGTGTATCCAACGCTATTGTTGGTGACTTAGGTGAACGTGAACTACTTAATAGAGCTCAGTTGCTACTTGAAGGTATTGAGGTTACATCAGATACAAGCACAGGCGGTATTGTTATTGAGGGTGTGTTAAACCCACAAAACTATCCACTTGATCCAGGTAACGTTGGTTGGGGCGGATTGTCAGGACTTGCTCAAGGAGGCCAACCTAGCTTTGCACAGGTGGCACCAGGTGGATCTGTTACGTGGAGTACAGGTGCTACACAGGTTATTAGAAATGCAACTACAACGGTGCAGTTGACAGACACAGCAGAAGTATTATATAACAGATATCCAAATAATAGATATCATTACTTTACTCCTGCTTCATGGGATGCCTTAAATAATACTGTTACTACTGGTACACAAGTTATTGCTACTAGTAACCCTGCCGCAGGAACTTCAGACTTTCCAGCAGGAACAACTGTATCTCAGATTTATGATGGGGGTTACTATGTCAGACTTTTTATGAGTAATAGCAACACAGGCTATCTTAGTTCTGGAGAAACAGTTACATTTGCTGTTGGTGGTGAATTAACAAATACTAACTACTTGTACTTTACAAGAACAAGTTGGGAATCAACTCAAGCAGTTGCAGGTACAGAAGTAAGTGATGCTAAATTTCCGGCGGGTACTGCGGTATCAAATGTTCAAGGACCATTAACATTTGGTGGAGTAGAGTATTATAAAGTAACGTTTTCACAAACATCAATTGCAACTGTGACGGCTGGCGCAACTGTAGGTTTCTTATTTGGGCAACCACCGTATGCACAGCCAGGTGAAACTGTATTTTCATTCATTGCAAACCCAGGTAGTCTTGCAAACTTAGATTTATCAGGATTGAAAGAACTAACAAATACTACATTAGGTGGACGAGGAACATATCCAAATGGACCTGATGTATTAGCAATTAATGTTTATAAAACGTCTGGTGCGGCTGTTAACGCGAACTTAATTCTAAGATGGGGTGAAGCACAAGCCTAAGTGTTAAACGCAATCGTTGTACGTATTGTGTCTTTTCCACTTTCTAATACTTCATGTTTTAAGTAAGATGGATACATTAACATTCTTCCTTTAACAGGTTGGTATACATATTCCTGCCAAGAAAACTCTGCATTAGTATCATGTTGTGATTGATATTGTACTAAAGGATTGGGATTTCTAAATTGTAACCCGCCAGCATTTTCATTTGCTCTAACCCAATATACTCCTGAAATACGTCCTACACCATGATCGTGTTCTTTATGAACATCACCTTCTATATAGTCTTGTGTCCAATATGCAAGGTCGTAAAAAGCCGGTATTGAAAATCCTGTATCCTTTCGTTGTGCCGTTCTTATATTATTACTTGTTTGATAATGATCAATACAATTACAAATTATTCTAAAAAGTTCTGGAAGATCGTTAGGTAAATCTACAGCTTTTTTTGGTTCAAAATAATCTGTGGCGTGGGGTGCATTTTCATCAGGTCGTGGAATGTCTTTAATTTTTTTTACTACTATATCTTCCACACGATCTGCTAACGTAGGATCAATGTCGTGTACCAATAAACCAACTGGAAATATCTTTTCTATATGCATATTATACCGGTATATAATAGTTAAGTTTATGACCTACATCATCCATTATTGTTTCTGTAGATTGTATTTGAAAAGCAATTGTAATTCTAGGGAAATCTTCATCCCAATTACTAGTTCTATGCTCAACCCCAACTGAATTTGTAATTACTAATTGATTATTTTTATTATGTACTGACGCAATAATATCTGTAGTATCTCTAAAACGATATTCAGTAACTGAATTAGCATCACAATCGACCCCAAAATATCCATGAAATTGATTATGCTCATTACCGCCCGAACCACCATGTCCGTGCCAAGGTAATACTTCACCTTTATTAGGCCACACGTTTAACCAACCAACAATCCAATACGAAAGTGTTGTGTCATGTTCAATTTCTTGAAATGCTTTAGATATTTCTTTATATAATTCAAAAAATACAGGAAGTGTTGATGTAAAAAGATTATAATGTTTGCTTAATCCGGTAGGTATTGAGGTGCCACCAACTGGTTGTTCAAAACCTCTACATTCTTGTTGTATCTGCGTATTACACAAATAACAAGAATGTTTTAATGCAGAAAGATTTAACTCTAAATTACTTTTGTGTATTTTTAGCATCTTGACTATCTTCTATTGGTTGGCTATCGCCAGGCATAAGTCGATAATTATCTTCTACTGAATCAGGTGTACTAACTTCGGTTATGCTACTTCCATCTTCTAATGCTACTAATTGATGGGGTTGTAAAGGAGGGTTATGCCAAGTGTCGCCTTCTTTTAATTCTTTTTGGTATAGTTGAGCAGTATTAGTGTCAATGTAATTTAACATAAACTTGCCGTTATTTACAAACCAAGTTTCGTCTTTATCTTTATGAAAATGCATAGAAAATTTATTACCTTTTTTAGCGAACACTAAAATTTTACCACAATATTTGTCATTAGTTGCCCAAATAAGTTCGTATCCCCAGCCCTTTTCTACTGTTCCATTTAATTGTGTCATATGATAAAATCCTCTACCGGTTTAAATTTGTACTCTCCAATAGTATTACTTAACTTTTCTATGTTTGCTTTTGTATAATACTGGTATTGTTTTACTAAGTTTTCGGGCATAGGTATTGTATTAATTTCAGCTCCCCATTTTTTAGCTATTAGTTCTGCTATTTGTAAGAAAGTTCTAGTTTGCCCTGTACCAATATTCCAAATATCTGTTGCATCAACTGTTAAAAATTTTTCTAAAATTTGACATACATCACCTACATGAATAAAATCTCTATGTATATTCTCACTATTTTCAAAAACATTTATTTTTTTAGTTTCAATTGCTTGTTCTTTAAACTTATGAAATACACTTTTTTGATCACCTTTATGTTCTTCTCCAGGACCATATACATTAAAAAATCTAAACCCTTGGACATTAACTTGATATTCAGTTATTGACTGAACAAATCTATCAAATAAGTATTTGCTCCAAGCATATGGTGATTGCGGATTTACAGGCGAGTTTTCTTTAAATTCTGTATTACTTCCATATACGCTGGCACTTGAAGCATACATAAAAGTTACTCCAAATGTATCACATAATTCTAACATTTTAATACTAAACTCATAATTTTGCTTTAGGATTTTATCAACATCTTTTTCTGTTGTATCACTAATTGCACCTAAATGAATTACTCTATCGTACTCTTTTGGATCTGGAAATCTTCCATCAATATAATCATACCCTTCTACATCATGGCCTTTATGAACAAGATAAGGGCCTAAATTTTTACCTATAAATCCATTACTTCCTGTAATTAAAATTTTCATAACTGCTCCGGCATTGTAATAGAAATTTTTTTTATTAGTTCTGTTGTTGAATGTCCTTCTATCTTAGGAAATATAACTACCTTTGCTAGATCATTTCCTACAGTTGTTTCTACAGTATAATCTCCGCCTTTTACAATGATATCTGGTTTAACTTTTTCAATAGTATCTATTGGAGTATCTTCATCAAATATTATAACCTCATCTATAAATCCTAATTCTTCTAATGTTTCTTTTCGCTTTATTTCATTGTTAATGGGTCTAGTTTCGCCTTTAAGACGCTTAACACTTTTATCACTATTAATGCCCACCACAAGGCGTTTACCTAGCGTGTGTGCGTGTCTAAGTAGCTTTAAATGACCAGTATGCAGTATATCAAACACCCCATTAGTCCATACAATACCCCTATCTAAATCATCTAATGTTACTGGAACAACTCCACGTTTTTCTACACTACGAGTTGCGGCATAACTGGCAAGTTCACAAGCATAAGGAATACTTAATCCTTTATTATAAGCATAAACTATAACTGCTAAAACTATATCTCCTGCACCTGTAACATCTGAGACTTCTTTTATATCTTCTTTAAAATAATGATATTCACTATCTTTATTTAAAACATGAATACCATTAGAACCGTCAGTTACAACTAACCAAGTCCAATTATGATCACGCATATATTCTAACGCATGAGTTTTATTATACTTGCCATTCCATTCTTCATATTCTTTCATATTAGGTTTTACTAAAAAGGCACCATCATAATAATGTGCATCTTGTTTAGGATCAACAAATAATTTTATATCTGCTGTACCTAATAATTCTTCAACAGTTTCTTCAGTAACAGTTCCTTTATTATAATCACTAATAACAACAATATCATTATTAGACAGACTTTCTGATAATCTTTTTAATGCTTCTTTACCGGTATATTTTGTTTCTCTATCCCAACGTAAAAGATGTTGTCCTGAATCTCCTACAAGTCTTGTTTTAATAGTTGTTCTATATGGCTTATCTAAACTAGATAAATTACTAACTATATCAGTCTTTCCTAATAAGTGAAGTACATGAATTCCTTGCGTATCTTTTCCTACTACTCCATATAATTCTGTATTAACATCTATATTTTTTAAATTAATTGCTAAATTAGCCGCACCACCTAAATTAAATGTTTGGTGGTGTTCGTTTAAAATTAAAACATTAGCTTCAGGAGATACTCTATCAGCTTTACCGTTAATCCAACGGTCTAACATTATATCTCCATACACTTTGATCATTTTTGTTCCATTAGCGATACTAATTTAAAAACTGTTTCTAATTTTGTTAAATTTGATTTATTTTGTAAAGTATTTCGTAAGCCTTGATGTAACGGTTTTGGCCACTTATTAAATCCTACCCAAGCATATCCGTTATGTTCTTCATTTAATTTTGGTATGAATTCTTCTTTTATAACACATAGATATGTATGGAACTTAAACTTTTCGTCACTACTAACAAAAGTTTCTAAAGGAATAGATTTAATTATAGGAGGTGTATTTCCTATTTCTTCTTGTACTTCTCTTTGTAATGCTTGAAATGGGATTTCTTTAGTCTCGTTAGTTCCACCAACAAGTCCCCAAACATTATTTTGTTTACTTTGGGCTCTATGTAAAAATAAAAATCTATTAGTATCTAACGTATAGAAGAGAGCACCACTACATATTATATCAGTCATACTAATAATTATGCTAAAGAGCTAGGCGCCAGGTGCCGATTCGATATGTGCCTTCGAAGCTTAATGTCCATTCTGAACCGTCCCATCTATATTGGATACCGGTATTAAGGTTGGTTGTATATTTAATATCTATTGTAGAGTCTGAACCGTCATTATTACTAGCATTAAATACTATAGTCCAGCTATTTCCGTCCCATTCAACTATATCATTAGCTGATGCAATAAAATCAACTCCAGCTATGCTTTTCCAAGCATCAGGACCATCAGCATTAGTTGTTGCACCAATATCTTCTAACAATAAAATTCTAGTACCACTAACTTTAAGATTTGTTGGATTAGTTCTTGTTGGATCAATAATATAGTCAATTGTACCTTTAGTAACTGCTGGTCCGTCAAATATTGAATTTGTAGGAATAGTATCAACATCCCAGTTTACAATTATTTGAGTTTCGTCTAGAGAGTTTAATGCAAATGTACCAATAACATTTCCAACATCTAATCTATTCAAATAAATTTTGCTTAGTCCTGCTATATACTCTCCAAGCTCTGATTCTAAAACTGTACGCCAATTAATTTCGCCAGCAACTCCATTTTTACCTAATACAACTATATTGTTAGTTACAATAATATCATAGCCTGCCGCAGTAACAACTTCTAATGAAGTAGCACCTTGTCTAGAAGAAACACTTGCTTTAGATTTATCAGCTAGTTGCGGATCATCTGTAGATACATTAGCCAGTGAAGGATCTTCTGCTTTAACATCTTGTGAAGGACTATCATCATATGCTTTAAGTTCAGGAACACTTTGACCTAAATCAATAGTTCCTCTAGTTTCATCGAAAATGCTCATAACAACACTTGTTATAACACCTAATTTTTTAACTTTAGCTGGAGGTGATAACCAAATTGGAGTAGTAAACCCTAACTGTCCTACATCAATTTCAGATTCTGTACCTATAGGAATACTTCTAGTAGAAAATTGAATGTTATCTAAATTTACTACACTTAAACTTGTCCAATCAACATAGTTATCAGTTGTTTGTATTTCTAAACTAGGATTAAACAATGTTAATATCTGTTCTATTATTTGTAATTTTTGCTCTGTATTAGTTGACCAAATATCACAATTAATACCTAGCGTAAATGGTGTTGGTGCTAGTCTTTCTACAGTATAATTTTGTCCTTGTGTATTTAAATATTCTTTACCTGTACTATCGTAAGCTCTTTCACGCAAATGTATTTTACCTACAAAAGAAGCATCAAATGTTCTTTGTCTATCCATTTCTAATGTGGTTATATAAATGCTTATTCTTGGAGCACTAGGTATTTTGTTTTCACTATTATCACGTATAATATGACCAACTTGACGTGTGATATCGCCGTACATCACAGGTATTTGTGTTAAGTTACCTTTACCGTCTTTATAAGAGAAGTTACTAAACAACCTTGTAAGTTGCGTAATATAACGTCTTATCTGAGCATCGTAAAAATGTTGCATTAATTATCTGCCTTTGGTTTCAATGCTTTGGATAGAGGTTGACGTTCTTTAACAGTTTCACTTCCAATTGTTGATGTTTTAGTATTGTTTACAAATCCAGTTTTGTGTGTATTTCTTGTATCTGTATTAGTCATTGTCATACGTACTGCATCTTCCATCTTAACCCACCTTTTCGAATCATACCTAAATAATCTATTAGGTAAAAAGTCTGTTCGTAAAAAATAATCGCCTTTAATACTAGTTGTTGGAAAACCAATACCATGTCCAAATGCTTCACCGTTAGGAGCAATACCATCTCCAAGTAAGTAACCATCATACCCACTTCGTTCTGGTGTTTGGTTAACTCTATCAGCTAATAGTCCGGCTTGACTTGCATCTAATGTATTAATATCAGTAGTAACAAGTTCTGGTTTACCTTTGTCATCTACTTGTAATGTAAATAAATTCGTTGTATCATACCCTGACTTAGGTGCATCAGCTTCTGCTTGTTGAACAACAGCATTATTAATTTGCATTTCTTGTTCATATGTAGAAAGTACATCTCTAAGTGTTTGAGCTGATCCTTCTTCAGCAGGTAAATCTAATATCTCTTTAAACTCTTGGCTATCAACAATCTGTTTTAATTTAACTCTATATAAATGTGGAAACCAAGTTTGACTAAAGCCTTCTGCGGCTCTATTTACATCTTCTACTACATAAAACCGTTTAAGTGCTACACTATAATCATTAAGTGCATGTGGATCTTTTAAGTGTGGAAATTCTATTACATCACCTGACATAATTTTTCTACCTAATGTCTGCACACTATCATTAATATGTATAGTCATCATTAAGGTATCGTTTTGTAAGAATAATCCAAATTGACTCATATCAAAGTCAACATCTTGTACGTTATAAATTCCTCGAATTTCATAGATACTAGGATCATACTTTCTATCCCTATTTTCAAGGAATAGCATATCCTGAATATTTGTTTCTTTTACAGCATCATACCGTGGTTTATCAGCCGTGGCATCAGCTTCGTCAGGATTTTGTGGTCCTAAATATTTGTGTATAAAAACGTCAGTACCGCCAACAGTGAACATCTCACTAATGTGCCTATCAAGAAATTGATAATCAGCACCGCGTTCAGGTTTATATATAGATAACTTAGGCATCGTAATAGTATTTATTCGATGGCGGTTCCCGATAAATACTAATGGAGACTAACAAATATGGCTGATTTAACAACACAAAAACAAGAAGTATTTGATTATGTAAACCTATCATTAGGTGGGGGCATGGTCGATGTTGAACTTGATCCTGCACATTACGAAGAAGCTCTTAAAAAAGCCTTTGCTAAATTTAGACAACGCTCTGATAATTCAGTTGAAGAATCGTATATGTTTATGCCAACTATTGTTGATCAGAATACCTACATATTACCACAAGAAGTTGTTGAAGTTAGAAAGTTATTCAGACGTTCAATAGGATCACGTACTGGTGGCGGTGATGGTGGTACATTATTTGAACCATTTAATATGGCTTATACTAACACTTATCTTTTAGCAAGTACAAATATGGGCGGATTAGCAACATATGAGTTATTCTCACAATATCAAGAACTTGTTGGAAGAATGTTTGGTAGTTTTATAGAATTTAAATGGAATACTACGACTAAAGAATTAACACTTCTACAGAGGCCCCGTGCTGAAGAAGACTTACTATTATACTGTTATAACTATCGCCCAGATAGCCAATTATTAACAGATTATCTAGCTGTACAATGGCTTAAAGATTATACACTTGCAACGTGTAAATATATGCTTGGTGAAGCTAGGAGCAAATTTGCCACAGTAGCTGGTCCACAAGGTGGTACATCACTTAATGGTGATGCTTTAAAACAAGAAGCCTTAGGCGAAATGGAAAAACTTGACGAAGAACTCAAAACTCAAGTTGCAGGCGGCCAAGGTTATGGCTTCTCAATTGGTTAAAAAACACTTGACAAACAGATAAATTTCTTATATAATAATACTTTATATATGAGGAATATTCAAATGGTAATTGGAATTTGTGGACTTATTAGTTCCGGCAAAGATACAATAGCAGATTATTTAATTAAAAATCACACCTTTCATAAAATCTCATTTGCAGATAAGCTAAAAGATAGTGTATCAGCAATGTTTAGTTGGAACCGTGAATTACTTGATGGTAAAACTAATGAAAGTCGTGAATGGCGTGAAAAAGTAGATACATACTGGACTAGCGAAACAGGTCGTACAATTACACCAAGACTAGTATTACAAGAATTTGGTACAGAATGTATGCGTAACGGATTTTATGATGGTATATGGGTTAGTTTAACTAAAAAGAAAATTATAGAAAATCCGCACATGAATTTTGTCTTACCTGATACACGTTTTCCAAATGAAGCAAAAATGCTATATGAAATTGGTGGTGAAGTTTGGCGTGTAAAACGTGGTAATGATCCAGCTTGGTTTAGTGAATATCAAGAACTAGGTGTAGAACCTACTGATGTACACCCTAGTGAATGGGCATGGGCACAAACTAAATTTAAACATATTATTAATAATGATGGTACTATTACTGAACTTAAAGATCAGGTACGAGATCTCCTTGCTTCCAAGTAACACCTTCTTTATATAAAATCTTACTACAATTTGCACAAACAGTTTTTAAGTTTGACGTACGAACATTGTTAAGGTTTCCATCTATATAGTAAACATGAAATTGTTCTTTATGCTTACTTTTAAATCCACACTTATCGCAAATACTTTTCTGTTTATATCCAGCATGAACCCACTTAGGTAATCCAGGCTCTGTACTTCCACGTTTAGAACAAGTTTCACAACGGCTTCTATAATAAGGAACACCTTCCTTATAATAATTAATTGCTACCGGCTTTTTACCGCATTTGCATAGGGGTCTCATAGTAGTATTTATACCTCCCCTTTTCGTACCCCTTTTGTATCATATTTTTGCGGTGTATTCCGTACCGTTTTTTGGCAATTCATATAAATACTTGTAACATGCTCAACGGGAGAACATAAAATGGCTAATTTAGTATCACCAGGAGTACAGGTTCAAGTAATAGACGAAAGTTTCTATACACCAGCTGAACCGGGTACAGTACCAATGATATTCTTTGTATCTGCACAAGATAAGAAAAATGGTGCAGGAACAGGAACAGCCGCGGGTACAACGGCGGCAAAAGCAGGCGAACCATACTTGCTTACATCACAAAGAGAATTAACAGAAACATTTGGAGATCCAAGTTTCTATACAGACACAAATAACAATCCAATTAATGGTAGCGAATTAAACGAATATGGTTTACAAGCGGCTTACTCATACTTAGGTGTAAGCAACAGAGCTTATGTAACTAGAGCTAGTCTAAACACTACAGAACTACTTGCATCAGCTACAGCGCCTGCGGCTAACCCTGCAGATGGTACATATTGGTTTGATACAGGAAATACA